AGCTTTTCCAGTTATTATAAAAGATTTGCCTGTTTTTTTACTTGTAAATTTCATAATTCTTTTTTATTGATTAATATGAAGCAAAGATACAAAACTTTTTAATTACTAACAAAATTACTTACAAAGTTATTAACAAAGTAATCAACAACAATAATAATGTTTGTTTAAAGCTCTTGTAAGTGTGTTATAGTATAAGGGTATTAGAAAGGGGTAAAAGTGTCTTAGAGGTTATACAGATAGGCTTAAAATAGCTATTATTATAATTGTGTATAATAAGTAAAGCTGCCAAAAGATTTTGTCATTCATTATAAAGGCATCAGAAGATTAATAGGTAAAGTTCCATTATTGAGTACAACAGCACAGCCGATAGCTTGCCTTTTGAAGTTTTTAGCGTAAGCAGCAGCGTATGTATTAGCATTAACACCACAGCCCACCTGCATGCCAAACACTCTATATCTTTTACCGACATACCAGCGACAATACGCCTCTGTGTGTGTATGCCCACAAACGCTTGACATAAGGTTGTTCTTGGCTTTGGTTTGTGCCTGGCCACCTTCTCCATGCTCATACAAAACATCATCATATACTATTGATTCTACCCAGTTCCAATTAGGTGTATTTAAAACTTCGTTGTATGATTTTATCCAAGCAGCAGGTATGCCACCTGTCATAGCTTTACGACTAGCCATCCTGTCGTGATTACCAATGCAAACATTAGCAACAGGGAATGCTTTGTACCATTCGGCTACTTTCTCTATAGTTTTCTCTAGTTCTAATCCTGCCGACATTCCATCAGGATCAGGTTCGTGGTAAGAAAATGCATGGTTATCGAGTATATCTCCTATAAATATTACTTGATTACAGTTATAAGTTTCGTATTGCTCTTGGCAAAATTCTAAGTAGCCATCTAAACAAAAAGGTTCGTGCAAGTCACCGATCACTAGAACATTCCTAGTGTCGGCTTCTCGCATTTTTTGTAGTGCCACTATTTCGTGTGGCTTTAATCTGTATCTATTATTACTTCTTTGCAATGTCTGCTATTCCCTGTCCAACAACTAAAGTTAGTAGTGCGTAGTATAAGTTCTGAGCAGTTTCTACATCAACTCCTAAAAACTTAACAATTGCAGGTACAACAATAGAACTTACTGCGTACCAGAATTTTTTTGATTTAAACATTTGACCGATAAGGTATTTCTCTAAAAATTTCATATTATTTATTTTTAATTATTAAATTCATATCTGTAACTCCCAAATTTATGATTTCTTTTATTAATATATCTAACGCTAAAGTTGAATTATAAACAATGTCTTGTTGGCTTTTTAATCCTACTAGTATGCAGCCCCTTGAATCTTTAGCTGTATTACCTCTGTGAAAAAGAATATAATCTCTATTTGGTACATCTTTTACTAATATGTGCAAGTAATCTCTACTTCCACTTTCTCTTGGGTATCTTAATCTTGCCTTATATTCTCCTGCTGGTATGCAAGATATTCTCCTTTCATTATCTCTATAAGGCAGCTCTAATGTATCACACAACTTTTTTCCATTTAAAAACAACTCACCAATAGTAGATTTATCAGTGAAAGTTTTTCTTATAATAAGTATGTTGGCTTGGCTCAAACTAGATGAAGTATGATTTATAGATTTTACAGCCCTTAACTTCTTTAACAAATTCATTACGCATTTTAATATCATCCTGTTTGTTTTTGTTATACTTAGGATTGTTGCTGTTTAGCTTTCGTTTCTTAGGCATCTTTGTTTAATTTAAAAAACTTATATATTGTAAAGGCTATTGCTAATATTAAAGATACAAGAGTTAAAACTTCGTTGCAATCCGTAATACTAAAACCAATAGCTGATCCGTTAGCTATTCCTACTTGTAGAGTGTCTTTTAGATCTGTCATTTTTATTTGATTTAGGCTTAGTTTCCAAGTAGGACTTTAGCTTAATTATATTAGTTGTTTTTGTTTTGTAATACTTTTTCATTAGTAGCTTATATCTGGTGTTAAGAAATCTCTAAGTGTTAACTTAGTTCCCTGCTCAGGTCTTTCTAAATTCATGCCTGCGTAGTAGTTGTCTTTTGTCGGAGAAACATCTGCACCAGAATTTGTAGAATATTCAGGAAAGCTAGATATGTTATTTGTAATATAATCTATTGCTCTTTCTCTGTAATAAGAAGCTGTATTTAAAACTTCCTCTCTAAAATGTTGTGCTTCTTCTGTACTAAGAGCTGTTCCTGTTTCGCTAGTTTTTGAGTATATATTACCATTTTCTACTTTAAACCTTAGATAAGGTAAAGCGTGATAAAGAGAATATCCAGGTAGCATATCTCCAATGTAATCATCTAATAAAGTTTTGTAAGCCTCATTCCCTACATTACCAATAGTTCCTGCTGTAATTAAATCTTTAAGTTTTTGTGTCAACTCAGTACCTAATATAGTTTCAACATACAGCTTTTGTGCCTCTTTTACAAACGGTAGTAGTAAGTCGACATCTACGTTTAAGTTAATAGCTGTGCTGTCTTTTAATTTCTGTTCTGATATAAATAATACGTATGCCATAGTTATCTTGGTGTTAAAAAGCCTTCGTTCCTCATTCTTTTTGGTGGTCTTGCTACTAATGTGTCGTTTCGTTCTGCTGTAAACCCTTCAGACAATGCTTTAGTATAAGATATTGCTTCACTTGGTTTTATTTTGCTCTTAGCACCTCTTAATGATGTTTTGTAAATTTGCCTTAACCAGAAATGGTGACAATTACCACCACCCTTATAAAGCCATATAGAATAAGTTGCTGCACCTCTAGGCCCCCATCCTGGATTAACAGCTTTTTCACCCATTTGAAGGATGTCCTCTTTTCTGTATACTTTTTTAGCTGATGTCATTAATCTGCAAAAATCTCTTGTTTCTCCTTCTTGACTTAAAAAATTGTCTTTTGCATAAACATACCTAACTTTGTAAAACTCATTGTCATCTTTATTAGTGCCATCTTGGCTACTTCTAGCGTTTGGTCTTGCAGTACCAGTAGATGCTAATTCTAAAGGTTCTTGATTAGCCACTTTATTTAACTCACTTTCAAAGTCAAAATCTTGATGTTCGCCATCTACAATTTCATCATCAATCAATTCCCAACCCTCTGGAATATCCTCTCCATACTGATCAATAAACTTTTCTAATTCTGTTTTTTCAGATTTTGACAGCTTTGTCTTTTCGCAATCACATTTTTCTTTTCTTGCTTTTACTGGCACACAATTTGGCACTTCTCTACCATCTTTTATTTTTGTGCCTATCGCCTCATATCCAGGTGTACATGGATTAGGTGTTATTAAATTTTCTTTACAACCACAATCAGCAAGGCTTGTTATTTGTTCGTGATTTTCACATGGCATGTAGTAAGTATTACCATCTTGTGTATGCTCGTGATGACCTTTACAGCCAAGTTTTTCTGCCTCAGCCTCAGCCTCTGCTATTGTGTCAAATAATGGTAGCTCTATACCATCTGTAATCATACTACCTACTTTACTTAAATCTTCTCTGACTTCTATGTCTAATGGCTCTAGCCCAAGCTCCTCTCTGATCTCTGCCTCTGTCATTACTGCCTTTAAGTCCTCAGATGTAAAGTCTAATGTGATAGGTTTTAATTGTACAAAGTTAACAGGCATATCCATATTGTTAACTTGGAATATCTTTCTTAGCTGTTTTACAATTTGATCTTGGAAAGGCTTAACAACTGTGTTTAAATAAAAGTTACTAGCAGAGTTTAACTCATCAACATTACTACCAAGACCTGTATCATTCTTTATCCCCATAAGCATTGGAGATGTAACCCTGTGTCCAGAAAGTATGTTCTGAGTTAAAAGCTCTTGTAAAGCAATATATTGTTTGTCTAAGTCGCTAGGGCTTATAGCTTGTATTTGTGGTGTTCTAGTGTTGTCATCTGAGAAAGTTAAAACAAATTTTCCTGCGTTGTTTTGTCCTGTAAATTTATCACTTAGACTTTGCTCTATCTGCATTCTCTCCTCTTGTGTAGGAACACCGTTTGCAAAGTTAATCATAAAGCTACCTGAAAAACCTGCTGATATATTATTTAAATGAAACTCAGACACTCTAGAATCAATTAAAGCCCAGTTGTTACAACTAACATAGTCAGGGGTGTAATAACTATTCATGTTTGGACTGTACAATCCTGCATACATAATTTGATTTGCAGATGTTCTATCATTAATATTAAATGCAGGAACATATTTAGGCTTGTTTTGTCTTGTATTTGACCAATCTGCACTAATATAATACCCTTTAGTTTTTCCAAATTCATCAGGTCTAGCACATCTAATTTTCTCAACTCCTACGTGGTATATTTCAGCAATCTGTGTTCTGTCTTTACTCCAAACAATGTTAAGAGCAAAAGCACCCTGTAATTTAAAGTCAAAAGCTACTTTCTTTAAAACTTCGTGCAAACTTTCATTGCCATTTGCTCTATTCATAAAGTTTTGTAGCTTAATTCTAGCTTCCATATTTCTATCATCATCATCCTCTATGATAAGATTTTCACCTGCAATCATCTCAGCAGTAGCGTTAATAATAGCAGCAGAAATTGAACTAGAATAATACAGGTCTATTAAGAATTGTGGGTACAAGTTTCTCCAGTCATCTGTTCCATACTCAATCCAATCACGCCCACGCACTTCTTGTACAATAGGTGCTGTGCTAGTTTCTAGGTTTATGTTAATTATATTATCTTTCATAGTTTAATTTTCAGAGTTCCATTCAGGTGTTTGTACTATTTCTAACATCTCAGAATGTGTGTATTGTTGCAAACCAACTAAAAAATTAGGCGTTTCGCCTGTAAATTTAAGTATTGTTTTTTCACCATTTACAGAAAGCCTTAATGTATCAACACTTGTTTGATAAACTTGTGAAAAATCTATCGTGCCTACATTTACCATATCGTATATTACATATATCATTTTGTTATCTTTTATTATGGTACATCTGTTATTATATCATCATCAGACATATTAGTCATTGTTCCATCATTACTATTATCGCTAGCATCTGAAATAGTAGGAAAAGCACTCCGCCCTGATGGATCGCCATTACGCCACCAACCTTGACAACCACTTACCTCTGTAACATCAGTTGGCACTCCTGAGTTGTATAAAGTACTTACTTCAGTACTTGTCAATACTTTGTTAAATACAGAAAATTCATCTTGTATAATAGCACTATAAGAGCCACCACCATAAGCCATTCTAAATTCAGCAGGAGTTTGTATTACGCTTTCAAAAAGACCTGAAGCCCCATCAGTTCCACTTTTAACGCCACCATCAAAATAAGAAACAATCCCTGCTTCTGTCTCTCCATTCCAAGTAAACACAATGTGATGCCAATTACCATCAGCAATACTTGTATTCATATTGTAAGATATATTCCCCCCATTATTTTCATCATACAATATTAGTTTTGGATTACCATTAAATCTAACAACAAAATCATACTCTGCGGCACCACCAATATTTTTAGAGAATATCTTTTTGCTTGTTCCTGTTTTTAGCCATATACTAAAGCTCCACCCCTCACTACCTTCTATTGCAAAAGGGGTTAATGGTGGCACATCATCACCTAAACTTAAATAATCATCAACACCATCATAAGTTAATGAGAATTTATTATCAAACCCACTAGCAATTTTAGTGTTAGATACTAAGCTCTGTCCTAATTTAAGTACTCTCATTTTACGTGGTTACTCCTTCATGATAACCTATTCCAACTCCACTTGTTAAAGTGATTGCTGTTACATTCATAAACAATGTAGTTCCAGCAGGCATTGTTGTCTGTAAAGCACTTTCTCCAGTCGCATCTGCAACTGTAATAGAGGCTATAACACTTTCAACTGGAAAGAATACACAATAGTAATCTTTGCTAGTTTGTGCTGCTGTGGTAAAAATTTCTGTTCCACCATTCTTTCCCAATTGTTCCATTAATAGTTGTTGTACGTTTTCTATTGCCATTTTTTATTTTTTTATTGTCCGTAATATATATAATTTGTACCACTTGGCTCTTGCCTTTGTGTGTACTTAACTTGTTCTGTTCCTGATTTATCAGCAACATACATTTTTCCTTTCGTTACAAGCCCTTGAACTACACCATGAGTAGGACCTACTGGTAATACATCATCCTCTGTTACAGGTGCGTTTCCTGAGCTTATAGCGACTGCACCACTCCAGGCTACTTCATATACTTCATATTTGTAATATCCTGCTGGCGTAAAGTCAACTCTGCCTGTATAAACATCAGGAGTAGCGTTATAATCAAACACAAACTTAGTGTATCTATCATAGATCAGATGCTCAGTAGAATAAGCATATTGAACAGATTTGTCCATATCATTAGTGAATTTTACTAGATGCCTAATCTTATCTGAACTAACTGAGGTGTCTATACGATTGTCCTCAGTTTGTAAGAATGTAGTTAGGTTAGTTTGTGTGATTGCTTGTATCATCCTACTATATAATAGAAAAGTGCCGATTTTATTTGCCTTTAAAAAGAAAAGAGGGCATTAAGCCCTCTAATCAAAGAATATATGAAAACTACTAATTATTTTTAAGATGATACAACACCACCTAATGTAAACCCAGCATTATCGAATGGGTTTGTAGTAAAGTCTGGTACAAATTGGAAAGGTTGATTTTCTAAGCCATCAAATGTTAGAGTGTAACCGTTTCTATCTCCAAACGCCGCTCCACTATCCATAGTTCCTGCGTTTAGTTCCATACCATTTACACTTCCTAAGCATACAATTACATCATGTCCTGTTGCAGTTACTGTTTGATTTAATTGTGCAAATATAATTACTTTAGTTTGTCCTAATAATTTTATTTGATTTTGATCCTCTTTAGTAAGCCTGTTAAGTATGATGTTAACTGTAGGTGTGTAAAATATTGTTCCATTTTCTCTAGAGCCAGTAATAGTATCTGTCAAACTAGCAACACCTAAAGGCATTGTGTATCTGTATAAACTATTAGCACCCATTTCCAAATCAGTAATTTCACCGTTTGCTGTTGGTATTGAAGTTACTTGGTCATAAACTGCGAAATATATAAACTTAATCCCACCTGATATTCTATTACAATCAAGTCCTCTACCTTTTGTTAAAGCTGTACATGCCATTTTATTTTATGTTTTAAAGGTTAAAGGAGCAGAGGTTTTTACACCCCTGCCTCTATAAATTAAGTTAATTACGACTGTCTTACAATGTCAGCACCTACACCTTGCTTAACACCTGCACTGTATCTAGCAACCAATCTCATATTGTCAGAACCATCTAATTGACTCATGTCTAAAAGTTGTATTCTAGTGTGATCAGATACTAAGTCAGTACCAAAGAATAAATTTGACTTCTCTGCTGCTACTAATTGATTGTCAACCATTCCTGGACAAACTGCGATTTTGTACCCTTCAAATACTGGCTCATAGTCGCCATTCATGTTATAAGCGTTTACATATCCTAAAGTCGACACAGCAGACACATAGAAAGCGTAAGTCTTAGCATTCATGTAGATATATAAATCTTCTTTTCTTAATATTGGTGATACGTTAGCTGCCATGTCAGCAGTTAAAGTTTGCAAGTTAGCTATGATGTTAGCTGCTGAATAAGCACCAGATGCTGTTGACTGAATTACAGTTGCATCTTGACCTGGTAATAAATATCCTGCTGCTGATACAAAGCCTTCAAATTCTCCAGAAGTAGCTTCAGTTCCACCCCATATAGAAGTTTCAGTAGCGTTAGCTATGATTTCTCCCATGTAAGATATTACATAGTCATCAAAAGATGCTGGTGGTGGTGCACCTGCTCCTGCTCTCATTTCAAGAGCTTCCCAAGAATCTAGTAAAGTTTTCTTACAAAGATCAATGTTGATCTGTAAGTTTTTAGGTGTAAGAACTGCCTCAGTTAAAGCTAAAGTTCCTGCATCCGTAAAGTCACATGAAGCGTCTTTTACCAATCCACTTCCTGCCATTTTTTGTATATTAGATTTAAATTTAACGTTCTCAATGATAGTTAAAAAATCTAATGATGTTGCCTCTTTCAGAGCTGCTGAAATATAAAAGCCAGCTGCTTTACCTGAAAAGTTACTTGTTGTAGTAAATGCCATTTTTTTTAGTTTTTAAGTTTATTATTTATTTAAGTTATATAAAAATTTCTCTTGCTTAGAAAGCCTGTTATATTCTTTTCTTGACAATACTGGTCTTTCTGAGCTAAATTTATTTGTGTTTACTGGTGCTTCAGCAGGTGTTTCTGCTAATTCAATTTTCAACGCTTCATTCTCAGCTTTTAATTTTTCAATTTCATCCTCTGCTGAAAACTCAACTACTTCTGTAGTTTTTATAGTTTTAGGCTTGTCAGAAACTTCTTCTGTAACTTCTTCAGTTGTTTCTTCTTTCATTTCTACATCTTCTGATTCGCCTTCTCCCATTCTTGCTTTTAGGTCTGCTACTGCATCCATTAAGTTATCTACTTTGTCTTTCATTTCTTCATAAGATTTAGCCCAGTCTGCTTTTTCTGCATCAGTTTCAGGAAATGCAAAATCAACAGATTCTGATAATTCTTCTGAATACCTATCCTTATCTTCTTCTTTTACTGCATCAACTTCTTCATCTTCAGTTACTTCTTCTTCTGTTTCTGATTCAATAACTTCAGCAACGATACCTTCAGTTTCAACTCTGAAAGATACGCCATCAGCTGTACGGTAAGTGCCAACTGGGAGTAGTATTGTCGTTCCGTCCTCAGTAAGAACTGATATGTCTACACCAGCCTCTAATTCATCAGCTGTAGATACGAAAATCGTGCCATCTTCGCTTTTTGCTTGGTAAGCAAATTTAATTTCGTTGTCTGTGTTTAAACCAAGAGCAACTAATATTTTTTCTTTTAAGTCCATAATTTCTTTTTTAGTGTTTATTATATAATAGATTTGTTTTAATTTTATTTGATTTTTGAAATTATCTCATTTAAAGCTGTTAGTATTTCGTGTGTTGTTGGCTCACGTTCTGACATCTTTTCCATCTTATCTGCAAAGTAACCTTCAATAGATAATCCTTTTAATTCACCATCTTTTACTTTTTGCCATAAGTCATCATTATTTATTTTCATAGAAACCATCCACGTGCCTTTTGGTAGATTATATCCATAAAGTCTTGACTTGTCCATTTTAGTATCTTCTATGATCCAGCTTTCAGTAGTCAACACACCAGAAACTCTGTCTTGATGCTCATACGTTGCTTTGTGATGGTTGTTATGTTTTAAGTAAAGCTCACTAGCTTTTCTAACTGTATCAGGACTAAAGTACACATAGTATTCACTATCAGTATTTGGATCGTATCTAAATATCTGTTTGTTGGGTATAAGTGCAGGACTAACTAACATTCTCTTTTCATTATCTACTTTAGCAAAAGTTAAATTGTTTTTTTCTTTTCCAAAGTAAACAAAGTCCTGTTCTATTGCTGGTGCTGACACTAAGCTAATAGCATCAATAGCAAGCTCCTCAGAGTTATTATCAATTACTAACTCACGTATTGAAGTTATCTTTTCATAGTAATCTCTATTGTCAGCTTCACATTCAGCTAAAGTGTCATATTTACACTCACCAGTATTACCAAATTTATATTTTCCGTTTTCGCATTTTTTACAAGGCATATTATTATATAGATTTAATTGTTATTTATTTGATTTTATATTGTTGCTCTTCTTCTTATGTTAGCTAATTGATTTTGACTGTTAGACATTTCATCAGTTAATACAAAAGCTCTTAGTGGCTCTGGTGCTACTCCACTGCCTAATTCAAAAGCACCACCTACCATTTGTGGAGAAGGTGTCATAGGTGCTGCACCTGCTGATCCACCACCTGTACCTACATCTGTATCGAATATCTTTCGCACGTTAGCAAGTCCTGCTGCTATAATTGCTGCACCACTAACAAAACCAGCAACCCCACCCTGAGCAAAGGCTTTGTTTGCACCTGCATAAGTGTCTATAATTGCTCCTGCTGCTGCTAACTCTTTGTTTTCTCCTGCTAAAGCACTTAATGATCCTGCTAATTGAGAAAAAGCTGCGAATTGAGCATCAGCATTTTCTTGTGCTGATAATTTCACCTCTTTATTCAATGCAATATCTGCCATTTTCTGTTCTGTTCTCTGACCTTCTATTTGTGCTAATATTGCAGATTGTTCTGCTTGTGCCTCTAAAAACACAATCAAATCTTCATCCTTACCTGTTAAATCAAATTGATCCTTAGCTGCTTTAACAACTAAATCAGCATTTTCAATCATCAGTTTTTGTTGATCATCTAATACTTTTTTTAAATCTGCACTAGCTTTAAGTCGCACATCCATTGTTTTTGTTTCATCATCTCTAATCTGTCTTTGAAGCTCAGCCTCTCTATCTTTCTTCTCTATTAATATCTTATTTTGTGCTACTGCTATTCTAGCCTTTTTGTCTAACAAAACCATAGCATTTCCAGCACCTATTATTCCTGTAGTGTACTCCTTAACTTTGTCAGTCATTTTGTCAAACTCTTTGTTAATGTCTTTTCTAGCATCTGTGGCAGCAACAGCCATACGTGCAACAGCAGTAACAAATTGTTCTGTACTACCAGAAACACTAGCTTTTAAAACATCAGACACTGATGACAGTAATTTAGTAACTCCTTCTAAATTTTCTACAAAATATGTCTGTATTGCTTGCCCTAGTTTAAATAACTCTCCAATTGGGTCAGTAAAAAGAGCTTTTAAATAACCTACAATTGTATCAATATTATTATCTAAAAATCTGAATAAATCATTAAATGCTATCGATGATACCTTTAATGTTAAATTAAAAAAATCTATAACTTTTTGATTTTGCCTAAAT